TGTGGCGTAGGATTTAAGCCTATTGTTGGCACACTAAATGGCTTTTCAAAGCCCATTAAGTCAATCAAGGTTGTACACAGCACCCGCACAGAAAAAGGCGGTAATGAACACAACACAGAAACCTATGATCCTATCGACCGTGTTTGGACTATTCAGGTTGGTGATAGTGCCGAAGCATGGGCAAAGTCAATCGGTAAGTTAATGGCTGGTAAGTACCCAGCCGACACACTAGTTTTAGATTTTTCACAACTACGGCCTGCGGGCGAAAGGTTAAAAGGCTATGGATGGATTAGTTCAGGCGATGGCGCAATCTCAACAGCTTATGTTGCAATCGCTAACATCCTTAACGGGAGGGCAGACAGTCTCCTTACTCGTATGGATATTCTCGATATTGTTAACTGGTTGGGGACTATTCTTAGCAGCCGCCGCAGCGCAGAAATTGCACTATTTGAATATGACCAACCTGAGTGGGAAGAATTCGCAGTAGCAAAGAAAGACTGGTGGCTTTATGGCAATGCACACCGTCAACAGTCAAACAATAGCCTAGTGTTCCGCAAAAAGCCTACTCATGCTGAGTTAACAAAGCTATTTGCTACTATGGAAGCAGCCGGTGGAAGTGAGCCGGGTTTTATTAACGCTCAAGAAGCACTACGTCGTGCTCCTTGGTTTAATGGATGTAATCCTTGTGTTGAAATTTTATTGGGAAATAAGTCTTTCTGCAACCTTACCGAAACCGATATTGGTAAGTTCAAAGGAGACACTGCAGGCCTTCACGAAGCCATTCGTTTGGCAGCCCGTGCAAACTACCGCCAAACCTGCGTCAACCTAAAAGACGGCATACTGCAGGAAGCATGGCATCTTAATAACTACTTCTTACGGCTGTGTGGAGTAGGACTTACTGGTATTGCTAAGCGTCCTGACATGACTGGCTATGACTACGAGTACCTAAAGCGTACTGCTACATCAGCCGCAATTGGTATGGCTGAGGAACTTGACCTGCCAATGCCTAAGAACGTAACTTGTGTTAAACCTTCAGGCACACTAAGCAAAATCATGGATACTACCGAGGGTGTGCACAAGCCGCTAGGCAAGTACATTTTCAACAATGTTCAGTTTTCAAAGCACGATCCTGTAGTGGAAATTCTACGTGTTGCAAACTATAACATTTTCAACCATCCTACAGATGAAAGCGGAGTGCTAGTAACTTTCCCTGTAGAGTGGAAAGATGTTCCTTTCCATGTTCAGGATGGTAAGGAAGTAAACTTAGACTCAGCTATTGATCAGCTTGAAAAATACAAGCTAATCCAGACCAGCTGGACTCAACAAAATACTTCTGTAACAATTAGTTATGACAGCAGTGAAGTGCCTGCTATTGTAGACTGGTTACTAAACAACTGGGATTGTTATGTGGGTGTGTCGTTCATCTATCGTGCAGACCCTACTAAAACTGCTAAAGACTTAGGTTATCTCTATCTTCCACAAGAAGTAGTAGACGAAACCACATACCGCAAGTATGTAAGCCAACTATTACCCGTAAGCATCGAAGCGCTGGCCGGCTTTGATGAGATTGTTGATGCCGAATGTGCCACCGGCGCTTGTCCTATTAAATAAAAATGAATCCACAAATGATCACACTAAATCTAACCGTACAACAACTAAATACTATTATGGCTGCACTAGGTGAATTGCCTTTTAAAGTCAGCAATGATCTTATTCAAGAACTTTTCAAACAGTTCAATGAACAGCAGCCTAAACAAGATGCTGCTAACGAGTAAGATTTAAATAAAGAAAAAGCCCCTAAACTCTAAAGTTTAGGGGCTTTTTTATTTTGCATTAACAAAGGAAACAAAATCGTCAGCTAGTATTCCTAACAATTCTTTACCTTGGTCTGACTTAAAAAAGTCATTTACTTTATCTAGATTATTACTAATAACAACTTGTTGTTCTGTTGTTAGGGCGGCCCCAAAGCTACGACATGCTTCAAACTTATGTAGTGCTAGCTCAATAACTTTTGGGTTAGATTTTATTGCATGATACAGTGCTTCGGGAGTAATAATATTTAATAAATCTGATAACATTTTTTTATTATACTTGTGCTACGGTTATTCTTGCACTAGGAGTTAGTGGTCGAGTTGGGTTGGTTGATACAGGAGTAGATAGTAGTCTCATGTCAGGATCTGATGAAGACCACAAGATTTGTAGATAATCGTTGGCTAATAGGGTTAGCAAGTAATTTCCTGAAACAAATAGTGTAGGAACCTCAGAACCAATAGTTAACAGGTTAGTAGAACCCGGGACATTTACACCATTTTTTACTAGCCAAACACTAACATCATCTGATCCAGAATCTGTTTTGTCTAACTGAAGTGTAAAATTAATAGCGTAAGTTCCTGGGAACGCAACTGTTACTTGAGTTTGATTAAAAACAAATACTTGGTCTGCTTGAGCAGCAAAATCAAAAGTAACAAGGTTGGCTGTGTCTGGTGCAGTATTGGTTTGTAGCTCCGTGGAATAAAAGTATCCAAAGTATCCAGGAGTCTCAGGACCTTGTGGACCTGTGGCACCTGTTGGTCCTAGCGGGCCTTGTGGGCCTGTAGCACCTGCAACTCCTTGTGGACCTTGTGGCCCGATATTACCCTGAGCACCTGGAGTACCAGGATTACCTTGTGGGCCTTGAATACCTGTTAAACCCTGAGGTCCGGTCAAACCTTGTGGGCCTACTGGACCTGCGGGGCCTTGAGCACCGGTTAGCCCCTGAGGGCCTTGAACACCTGTTAACCCCTGAGGACCCTGTGGTCCTTGCGGACCAGCAGGGCCTTGGGGACCTGGGTTACAGCAACAATTATTATTGTCATCATTTGTTACATTAACATCTACAACGTTGACATTATTATTGCTAGAGCTAGGCATTAGGATACTCTGGTGTTGGCTGCTGTCTGTGAATTTCCCGATACTGTACCGCTACCAATGTTTAGAACACCTTGTTGGATGTTCTGGTTTTGCTGCCATAGGGCTTGTAGGTTAGCAGCTAGAACAGCTAATTGCTGGGCTTGCTGTTGTGCTTGTTGTTGCTGAGCAACAGCATTAGCAGTATTTGTGTTGCTAATGGTAATGTTGCCTTCAACGCCGCGTAGACGGCCTTCGTTACGTAGTTCTGAAATTTCGTTTGAAAGGCTAGTGATTAGACGGCTGTCATTTGTCTTGTCGATTGACTGAATTAGAGCACGTGTCTTGTCGCCGTCATTTGTGATGGCTTGATTTAGCATCCAGCTATTACGCTCAGCTAGTACGCTGGCGTCCTTAGTAGCGATTAGATTAGCAGTACCTTGTGCTACTGTGGTTGCTGCATTGTCAGCGAATCCTTTTTGATTCATCTGAGTTTGCATATTTAGATTATTCATCAGATTTGTGCTTAGAGCACTAACAGCAGCAATGTTACTTGCACTGGCCTGAGAAATACTGTTGTTAAGATCCATTTGAGCACCAGCTAGGGCTAGTTGAATTTGACCTTCGGCTAGTGGGACGGATGCTTTAATATCGCCTAGACTCTGCATAATCGCAGAATTGTTAACAACCGATTCAACACCCGCAAGCGTCGCAGGAGCAACTCCGCCGATCCCATCGTTGAAACCCCCATTAAGACCATTACGGCCAAAAAGCGCGGTTCCTAGTAGACCGCCTACTAAACCAGCTCCAAGACCTGCTCCCATAGCTCCGCCTTGTTGACCAGTGCCTGCAAATAAATTAAGTGTATCTGTTGGTGACATAATGTCTTCCTCATAAGTTGATGATGCTGCTTCGTATGCAGCGAGTTCTAAAGTACTTGTAGTACCTAAATGATCCACAGTAACCATTTTGGGTTCTGTAGTAGTATTCTCTAGTTCAAAATAAACTATGTCTCCTACTTTAACATCCAGTGCTTCTATAGGAGTTTGTACCTCGTTAACGTATGCTTCTACTATTACTCCTGGCGGAAATGCAACATTTACTTTTCCTTCTCCAGTAACTGTAAATTTGTTAGTGCTACCAGATACTGTGCGTTCAATCGTCCACATTGTAGCTCTTTAGTTAAATGGTTGAAAACATGTATAATTTTTTATACCCATAAAACTTTGTATACCAAAGTTTATGTATCTATTATATACTTTATACCAAAATAAGTCAATACCAAAATTACATGCTTAAAATTTTAAGCAAATAAAAGCCCGCTAGGTAATTAACCTTAGCGGGCTTTTATATTAACGGTTATTCATAATTCTATCACGATGGGCTTTAGACCAAGTATACCCTCCGTCTCCGCCCCACAAGTCCCAAGCAACGCGACCTGGGCTTGGATAACCTTCCTCACCAGAACGAAAACCGGTAGCCTGTTTGTCGACTTCATGTCGAGCAAAGAAACTGTACATTCTTAGTACCGTAGATTCAGAAAGATTCTCTCTGTTTACTAGCTGATTAGCTCGTGCTAGTCCTACTAGTGTACCTCCACGGCGACCTTCTTTGTGCCAATCCAGTGCTCTGCGTGCTGCTGTAGCCATGCCTTCTGTAGGCTTGTACATAGTAGCAGCTTTTTCTGTTTCACCAAAGTCTACGTTAGCATTGTCAGGATCAGTTCTAGGGTCTTCCCAGCCATCACAGGTTCTGAGAGCACTGCAAGTAATATTCCATATAGTACACACAGCACTAGGCATGCCCTCAATGTCGGCCCATTTAGGAGTTATAGGTAACTCGGAGGGCTTTAGAGTACCTCCTTCTCCAGTAGCTATGCAGTTCAGAGTTTGAGGTGAGTTATCATAGTGAGCACAATTCATGCATAATCTGGTGCGTGCTACACCCTCTGTAACGTCCCAAGCTTCCATTTTATCAGCCCAGTAGGCAGTAGATGGTTCGCGGGGATCTGCAGGACCTAAGTTGCCTTCTTTGATTGCTACTAGGTGACTTGCTAGATTGATATATTTGTATTGCGTTGCAATAGGACAGCTATTATCCATGGTTTACCTTTTAGTTTTGGCTAAAGCACTATTATACAACATTGTGCATAATAGTGCAAGTGTAAATTTATTTTGTATTTTTAATAACCAAGCATCTCATTTCCATCACCCAAATTATTGGTATGGCAGTCTCGTGAACGTTGATTGCAGTTTATCATCCAAGTATTCATCAAACCACTCCAACCATTCCACCAGTCTCCGTGGCCACTATAACCACCAGGAATACCCATGGGGTAGTTGTCTGAACTCAGTCTCCAGTAAGTGTCAATGTTGGGTTCTTTTACTGGGTAGTAAACATTGAAACTGATCTGAGTGAGTGGCACTGGATGTGTCGATGGGCAACCAAATTTAGGGTAAGCCATGTGTGACTTGTGATCTGGACTGTCTAGATTGACACCATCCCAGCATTGTGGAAAGTGCACACCCATGACCAGTGTGCTGCCAACAGGGCAATTGGGTATAGCACGACCTCCTGGTGGAGCTGTTAAACCAGTGGGCACACTCTGACAACTGTACCCAATACCACTGGCGGAGGCATCATCTTTAGCCTTCATGTTACCAGCAATCATTCTTAATCCTGCTGGTAGTGGCTGAATTAGACTGGGGGGAATATAGTTGTAGCCAGTCTTGTAGTAAATTTGATTGTTGTCAGCCTGGATCGGAGTATTAGTACGAGTATCGATCATGGTGGGAACCCAATACGAACTACGATTGGCGATACCACCACCACAGGTGGAATTGCCTGTGTTGGTCAGACTGTCAGTGGTGCTGAACGCATCTGCTCCAGTATTGCCAAAGAATGTGTGTAGATGTGATGCTCCGTTCTGACCAGGATATATGATGGGATCGTTAAATCCCATGTGGCTGTAATCACACAATATTCTAAAGGCACCAATACCATCAGTGGTAATGTTGTCTGTCGCGTGGTACTTCAAACGTAGATCACTAAATCCAGCGGCTCGTTTGGGCACTTGATTTATATCCACTACAGGCATATCGCCCATTTTCATGCTCAGATTCTGCTCAGTGCTGGCTGGCGTAAACACCTGACATTCTTTTAGGTCATTATGCCAATAATTCAAATACTTATGAGAGCAGGTCCCACCCAGTGTGTCCTGACGATAGAACCACTTGCCGAGTCCATCGCCCCAACGAACCATCTTTGTACCCTCAAATGAGTATGGTTGGTTTAGCAAAGCAACACGACTCCAAGTGCCTGGTGGAATGTCTGGTAGAACATTATGTGACATCATGGACATTGGTACTTCTGGCATGACAAATGGTGCCACAACAGGCAACGCCGCTACCGGAATATAACAGGCTCTTTCAAAGTTACGTAATACAGGATTTGGATCACTACCAAAAGTACTCACGCTGCAAGAATAAGTGCCTGGTCCAACCGACTTGATGACATAAGGACCCGCTGGGTTTACATCAAAAGAAGTATTTGGCCCATAAGCAATCATTGTATCTATAGTAACAGTACACTTTCTACCCATTCCGTCACCACAACTGGCGATGGAAAACTCATGACCATTATAGGTAAACGTGGGTTTGATTGGCACGGTTCCCACCGGGGGTAGTGCGGGTAGTGGAGGCAGAGGTACCGGAGCTGGTGCTGGTGCTGGTGCTGGTGCTGGTGCTGGTGCTGGTGCTGGTGCCTCTATATAACAGGCTTTTTCTGAGTTTGTTTTAATCCTACCAAACGTCTGGTCGCTGCAAAGGAAGGTGCCTGCTGGCATCGACCTCAGGCGAAACTTGCCAGCCACTCCGTAAAGCACCCTAGATTTATATGGAACAGTACATTGTTCACCCTCCTCAGCACAAGGTGTAGATAAGAATGTCATCCCAGCTAACCTAAATGTTTCCGCAGATACTGCTGGTGTTGCATATGTAGCCAGTGCTAAGGCCAAGGATGATAAAATTGTTTTTAATTTCATGGTCTACTTTCTATACGCCATAATGATTTGTTTACACATTTCGCTGCGAACAATGTCTTCGTCAAGAAACTCTATTACTTCTACGCCCTTGATGTTTTCCAGCCGATCGCAGGCATCGTCCAGACCAGAGTTAGGAATGTCTGACTGTTCTGTATCACCGGAAAAAATCATTTTGCAGTTTTTACCGATTCTGCTCAGCAACATCTTCATTTCTTCGCGAGTACAATTTTGAGCTTCGTCTACTAGAACAATGCAGTCTTCAAAGGTAGTGCCGCGAAGAAAGCCTAATGGAGTAGGCTCGATGGTTTTAGACTTTAAGGCGTATTCATAAAACCCACGACCTAGTGCACGACTAAAAATAGCGTCAAAGGGTAGCAGATAGGGAGCGTACTTTTCTTCCAGAGTGCCGGGTAGGAATCCCAGACCTCTGCCGGTTTCTATGTTTGGGCGGGTAAGAATTATTTTATCAATCTTTTTATAAAACAACTGCTCTGCTGCATAAGTAGCAGCAATAAAGGTTTTACCTGTACCTGCCGAACCAATGCCAAAGATAACATCATTTGATTTAATAGCATCAAGGTATGCCCCTTGTATGTAATTAAGAGGTTTTACTGGCTGCATACTAATTTTAGTAGCAGCAGTAGTGGTGCTTTTACTAACATTATCATCTTCTTGATTTCGTCTAGCTCGTTTACCTGTGCTTCTGGCCATAGTTGAGGCTCCTAAGGTCGTTTTTCTGAATTACTTTTGTTAACTCTGTAGTAGCAATGCCTCCGCTTTTCTACGTTTTGTTAAACCTGGTAGTACTCTACCAGCTGCTTTGTTCCACTTTACAATCTCTGTTGCTGCAGCATCCCAATCACCAACATCTACTCGTTTTTTAAGAGTTGAGATTCTGTAATTTCCCAGCCCTACATTATAACAAAAACTAATAAGAGCTGCTAGTCTTGAGTCCGTGGCGTTTATTAGGCTAGGACTGAGCTTTAGCAATCCCGTAGTAAAGTACACCACATGCTCATGTAGGGCTTGTTCTGCTTGTTGTAGAGTCCAGACTGTGGTTTTGTCGATGCCAGGCCCGGTACTACCCCAACCAATCGTCCAAGGATGGCCACCAGTACCCGGATCGGGGTAAGATAAACATCCGCCACTTGGTAGTTTTACAGCGTATCCTTCAAATGGTTTTATTAAGCTATTTATGGCTAGGTTGACCGCATCTTGAATCATTTTTGATATTTCTCAATAGATCTGCCAACAAACCAAAAGGTTAAAATCATGTTTAGCATACCAAAGTCTTCTACTGTCCAAGCCGATAACAGCACTGAGTGCCAATCTGCTCCGCCCATTAGCGCATAATTAATTGTAACACATTTTACTAAAACATACAAGCCAAATAAAATGTAGGTTATCATGGGTCGTACTAGAGCACTTAGCGCGGCAACCCACATATAACTTTTAGATGCAGTTTCTGCCTGCTCCTTAAAAGCTTCTTGAATAGCGTTAAGTTGAGCAACTGAGTGGTCTACGTATCGTTCTTCAACCTTAAACTCTCCGCGCTGCTTTTCTAGGTCAGTTTGGAGTTGAAACATGCTAAGTTCGTGACGACGTTCGTTGTTTTTATCAAAAAACTTTAGAACCTCAGGAGCTAGGCGAAATACGCCGCCTAATAGTGATCCGATAATACCAGAACCTAAAAATTCAAACATTTGGATTCCTTATTTGTATACTCGCAACTGAAAAGAAGCTATTCTAGTATTGCCGAGAGTGGTTCCATAACTAATTGTAATCACATAGTCTTGGTATACTTGAGAATTGAGATCATCATTAGTAATAACAACCTCAATACCTGTACCATCTTTAGCACGAGTTTTAATGATGTTCACGCCTTCTGGCACATCGACCGGTGTAGCGTTTACTACTAACTCGGCAAACTCCAGCAGTGGTGCGCACTCTAGCTTATAGACAATAGTTTCTTTTGCGTATTTTTCTACTTTTGGCAGAGGGCTGCCTGCCGGCTTAATTTGAATTGTAGACATTAGGTTTCCTCAACAACTACGTTTACTTCGTCTTCGTATCTTAGACCCGCAGAAGTATTAGTAGTAACAGTTACTTTATATGAAACACCTGTAGTTCCACTAGATATTACTACTTTAACTTTATTACCGGATACTGTAGTGCTAGTAGTAGTAACGCCGCCCGCAGGTGTAACAGCAGACGTAGCCGTAGCAAGACTGTCTGTTCTACCAGTTAATACGGTAGTATAGTCAATATCAAAATCTAAAATTTCGTTTGGTTGTTTAGTTATAGCTCCTAATACTGCCATACTATCCTCTCTTTGATGTGGTAAAAGTTTTTGTTTTTGTGTCTGCAACAAAAACTTTGGTTTTAGAACCAGCAGTAAACAAAGCCGATTTAAAGCTCGGTACAAATACTTTAGTTCTAGATGCACTAACTAGAGTTATGCTCTTTTTTGTGGCGCTAAATAAATTGGTTTTTGTGCCTACAAGAACAGAAATTGATTTGTTTAGCGCAGAAAGTACTTTTGTTCTTGTTTTGCTTAAGTATTTTATTACACTATTTTGCCACTGTGCTACTGCAGGTAGATTTATAAAACTACTGTTTGTATAAAATAAAACACCAATACTTACAATGGTACTAATACTTATATTACCAATAGTACTAGTATTATATAGTAGAGCCGGAATATTTGTAGCGGTGCTAATACTAATAGTATTGATATTATTAGTATTAACTAGTGCTTGTGGTGATGTAGTTTGCGAAGTACCTGCACTACTAAGTGCTCCGCCCTGTAGTAGTGGTGTAAAAAACATTTAAACCACCTGTCTTATTGACCACTCAATAGTACGATCTGTTCCTTGGTTTTTCTTTAGA